ACAAACAAACTGAAAAATGTGACAAAGGCTATTAAAAGAGACACTATTATATCTCCAAATTTATATTTATTTTCTGTATTTTTTTCTTTAATGTATTATTATAATAAAAAAATTTTAAATCAACATTATAAATTAATAAAAAACAAACCGTATTATTTAATTTTTTTAATTTTCTATCGTAATAAAAAACATAACTTCTTCCTGTATTTATTACATTATATTTATAGAATTTATTTAAATTTCTGGGTTTACATAATTCCCATTGTTTATCTTCAAAAATGAAATGAATCTTGTTTTTGCTTTTTTTAACTTTTGCTTGAAAGAAGAACGCTTCATTATTTTTTATTTTTTCATAAAACAAATCTTTTGTTTTAATTACATCTATTTTTACACTCATATAATCTATTTCTTAATCTAATATTTCGTTTATATCAAAGCCATTTAATTTAAAATCTTTGATTTGTAATGGTAGCACCGAATACATTATTTTTTTATCGTGAATGTATTCGTCTCTTAATTTCACTAACAATTTACCTAATATATTATTTCCTTCAAAATAACCATTATTTTCAATAGCGCCCCAAAAAGGATCTTTATTTGATTTTTCTACAATGGGCATATTTTTAGTGGATTCTAAAATAATTTTAAATTTATCATAGTTTTGAAATAATTTTAATTGTAAACAATAATACATAACTTTAACTTTAACTTCGTCCCAATCAGACCTAATAAAATTTTTACATGGCTTCTGTACCATTTTAGCTGCCATAGGGGATTTCTGCTTTATGATATTTAATTGAATTTCTGGATTATTAGGATATTTTAATGATTGATACAATGCTTCAGAAGTTAATATTTTTAATCCATTAACAGATAATGGAAAACCACTACACATATTAGACAATTCGCCGTATTTTTCTTTTGTTTTATAGAAATAAACACATTCATTAGCTTTTAATTTCATCATAGACCTTTATAACAACCCAAATTTCGCCACGAATTTTCACTTTACAGCCTACAAAAGCTTGTGTTTCGGGCAATTCTAACCATGTATAAATTAATTGTTTTTTTAATAAACATTGTTTCATTTATAAATATTAACACACAAATGCATATAAATCAACGGTTGTTTTTTTAAAAAATTAAATACTGCGATATTATAAATAATAATGACAGATTTTTTAAAAAATATTAGGAGAACGCCGAGTGTTTAATATTTCGGATTTTAAATCAGCACTAAGATATGGTGGTGCTAGAGGATCGCATTTTCAAGTTCAAATCACAAATCCAGCAAATCCCGTAGCTGATTTACAACTACCATTATTATGTTTTGCTTCTTCATTACCTGCTTGGAATGTGCAAGAATTGCAAGTTTTTCATGCTGGCAGAGCAGTAAAATTAGCGGGTAATAGACAATTCAATGACTGGACTGTTGCTGTTTACAATGACGAAGATTTTAAAATTAGAAATGCTTTAGAACAATGGTCAAATCAAATTAATGCAGTAGAACAAAATATTAGACTATTTGGTGGTTCGGAACCATCATTATATAAATCTAGTGCTGACGTAGTTCAATTTAGTCAAACTGGAACAACATTAAGAACATATAAAATTGTGGGCATTTGGCCTGTTGCTATTTCAGACATTCAATTAAATTGGCAAAATGAAGAAGTTCAAACTTTCCAAGTTCAATTTGCTGTTGATTACATATATGTAGATTCATCAATTACAAGCGACTTCGCTGGAGGTAGATAATAATGTTTAAAGAAATTATTAGAGAAAAATTAAATGAAAATGCAAACTTGTCACAACTTGATGAGTTAACAGGCAAAGGTCAACTTGATAATATTAAAAATCATTATATTAATAAAAAAGTTGAACATTTATCAAAAGCATCTGCATATAAAAAATCTGCAAAATTAAAGAGAGAAGCTGGTATTAAAGATGATAGGTTGATGGTAGGAAATCCATATGACGATGATCGAATGGCTAAAAATCACGAAAATGATGAAGAATTTTATAATAATAAAGCCGAAAGAGCATCAAATTTATCGAGCATTTTGAAGAAGAAAAATGGATATAAATCAATACTAAATAGTTTAAAGAAAAATAAGTATAATAACTTGGGCGATAATATGACAAATCATAAAGGTTCGCACTTGATTAACGATGAATAATTTTATGGTCATATATCAGATTATTTAAATAATAAATCATCTCATTCAAAAAATCCAGGTTTTGTGTATAATTTTTTGCCAAAATTGTTGTTCACACAAAACCTTTCCCAATCAATATTTTTAGATAAATTATTCAAAAACACTTTTTTTACATAATCATTAATTTCAAAATTTGGTTTTAATGAGCTAAAATATGCATTTCGAATAAAATCCTTTTCATGTTTCTCATTTAAAGAGAATTCTTTTCTATCCTCGCCATATTTTTTCTTAAAATACAACAATTTATTTTCAATTTCATTTTTAAACTTATTGAAAACATTATAGAATTCACTTTCTACATTTCTCAATGTTTCCAAATCATTATTTTTAACCATAGACTTTAAATCATCGATTTTATCAGCTAAAATGATGCGTATAATATTCGCGGGATTTTGTGTTAAATCTTTTGACTTATGAAACTGCACATATTCATCTGTTTTAATTTTTATCATATGGCCATTATTAAATCGAATAACAAAACCTTCAATATTTTGAAGTTGTTTCATTTGATCTAATTGATCATGGATATTACTAAAAGAGTCATATGCTTTAATAATTGGAATATTAAATTTTGAATAATACATCATATCATCATATGACATATATTCGCCCGTCAAATTGTCACGAATAGCAGTTAAAATTAATTGATCACGATCATAATTAACCACAATTCTATTTTTAGGTGAGCACCACTCAAAAATAGGTGTTTTATTTTGCTCATACATCTTCTTAGCAAACAATAAATATTGTTCGTTTGTATGAGCAAAATAATTTGCATTTTCTGCGACTTCTGATTGTATCATTTTCGAACCAAAATAAAATTTATTTTTAAATTTATCAAAAATGGGTGTAATCATACTACCATCTGCTTTGTCTAAAATTAGATGGTTATTATTAAAATTGACATTATCAATGTGAGTTTCTTCTTTTTCAAATAAATTAAAAAATTTATGAAAACGCCTGGAAACCAAAGCGCCATCTTTGTCAAAAACAATGCCTCTGCATTCGCGCTTTAATTCAAAATTATCCCCTAAAAAGGTATTTTCTGCAGAATATACATAATTAATTACCGTGAACCCATTACGCTCAACGACAATGAATTCGTCGTTATTTTTAATTGCAGGCAAAACATCATCTATGTTTTTAATTAAAGGAAAATCATATTTCATATTTAAAATCTCCAAATTTAAATATGAAATATATATTAAAAAAACAGAAAAGTCAAGTTAAAAAACTATTATAAATATATAGTATAATTAAATTTAAAGGGAAACGATGCGACTTTTTGGGTTTCAGATAATAAAAAATAAACCAACAGAAGAACAAAATTTAAAATATTTGCCTTCTGAAAATATAGATGATGATGCTATTGATATTGGTGCTGGATTTTATGGCTTTGGTATTAATTTTGACAATATTAATAGTGAAAATGAATCGCAATTAATAACAAGATATAGAGATTTATCTTTACAGCCAGAAATTGACCAAGCAATCAATGACATTGTAGATGAGTTTTTCGCATATGATCAGAATTCATTGCCAGTAAAAATAAATTTTGACCAAGTAAATGATGCTTTCTTATCTCAAAAAGTAAGAAAACAAATTGAAAAAGAATTTGAATATTTATTGGATTTAATGAATTTCAGAACAAATGCGTATGAGATTTTTAGAAGATGGTATGTTGATGGTAGATTGTATTATCAAAAAATTATAGATCAAAAAGCACCAGAACAGGGCATATTGGATTTATCGTATATTGACCCACGAAATATTAAGAAAGTAAGACAAGACACCACAATAAACCAAAAAGCAAGTGTCTTTAAACCAGAGCAAATTGAATATTATATATATACAACCCAAAAACAAAATAATAATGCCATCCAACAAATTCAATTAACTGCCGATTCGATAGCCTATATTAATTCGGGCATTTATGATTCGCAAAGTAAAATAATATTATCTCATTTACATAAAGCAATAAAACCATTCAATCAATTGCGTATGATGGAAGATGCATTGGTTATATATAGAATTGCTCGTGCCCCCGAACGCAGAATCTTTAATATTGAAGTTGGTAGATTGCCCCGTGCAAAAGCCGAACAATATGTTCAAGAAACTATGAATAAATTTAAACGAGAAATAAGATATGATGCAACAACGGGAGAGTTAAAAGACGATAGAAGATTTTCTTGCCTTTCAATGGACACCAAAATTCCATTAATGGATGGCAGAACTTTAGATATAACAGAAATAGCAAATGAATTTAATTCTGGTAAAAAATTATGGGCATATTCTTGTGATCCA